ATGATCCCACTACAGATTTCTACGTTTCCAAAGAGGAAATGGACATTATTAACCAGCGTTTTTACGAAGTGCTTAAAAAATAAGCAGTTTTGTTGTAAAAAAGCCACATTTTACCATTTGACCGATAATTCCCAAACTGCTATAATACTTGTATAGTAATTAAAAAGGAGCCAGAAATGCAGATAGCCACAGCGATTGCCCAACTCAACAAAGAACAAGAGTTTTTGGGCATGGGATTTTTAGAACTCTTGCAAGACATTCAGCAGAATGGTGCAATGGTCTACAGCGAAAAAACCATGGCAGCTTTCAGGGTATTCATGGTGCAGGGTAGCCGGATGTTTGCCCCAGTTGACCAATAATTCCCAAACTGCTATAATACTTGTATAGTAATTAAAAAGGAGCCAACAATGCAAAACTGGACTGACAAAATCATCCATTGGAACCAATTGCCCGGAACAGAAGTCAAACGTCTGTTAGCTACCTGGGGTAAGACTCCAGCAGATATTGCCAAGTATGACAAGAAGCATGGATTTGCTAATGCCGCACCTAAGTCGGTAGCACCAATGCCCACGGTAGTGCCTGCCAAAGCAGAAAAGCCCACAAAGGCACCTGCCAAGACAGTGACAGCCAAACCAGCCGCTCGTCAAAAGCACACGGGTGCCGATGGTGAGATCAAGTTTGTAGCACACAGACATCTCTATGTGGGATTCATGGGCGGCAAGGTAGTGGTAACCAAACGCACCGTAGATGCCTGCCGAGCCGTGTTGCTCGAACAGTTTGGAATTGAGGCTGTCAAGGTTGACGCTTAATTCAACTTCTGCTATAATTTAATTTTAACGCACAACAAGGAGCCAACCATGAGTGCCATTCGTATCATCAAGGGTGAGTATCGTAACAAACCCGTCCGCAATATTGCTTTTACTTTAGTGTCAGGCTATGCCTCTGGCGCCAAAGGCAATTATGTTACTGTCAAGAATGATGGTAACTTTCCCAACTGCCCGGATACCGTGCGTATCAAGGTAGATTCCATCCAAAATTTTGAATATGTAACAGGAGATGCCGTGCAAGACAATACAGTACATTTTGAGAAGCCCACAGTAGTCGAGACAGATGACGAGGCCATGGATCGTATCCGTGAGCGGTTTGACATCTTGCACGAGATGACAAAGGCCACCGTGTCAGGTGACATTCGTGCTATGATTGTGAGCGGCCCTCCAGGCGTAGGCAAGAGCTACGGCGTTGAGACAGAGATTGAGAAAGCCTGCTTGTTTGACAAGTTGGCAGGCAAGCGACTCCGCGCAGAGGTAGTTAAGGGCAGTGCCACTCCCATTGGCCTGTACCAGACTCTGTACAAATACAGTGACGCCAACAGTGTTGTAGTATTTGACGACTGTGACAGCATCTTGTTAGATGACGTTGCTCTTAACCTGCTCAAGGGTGCCTTGGACTCCGGCAAGAAGCGTGTGATCTCCTGGTTGTCAGAGAGCAGTGCCTTGCGCAGAGAAGGTATCCCAGACCGTTTTGAGTTTAAAGGCAGTGTCATCTTTATTACAAACTTAAAGTTTGACAAAATGAAAAGCCAAAAGTTGCGTGACCACTTGGACGCCCTCCAAAGTCGTTGCCACTACCTGGACTTGACCTTAGACACCATGCGTGACAAGTTGTTGCGCATCAAACAGATTGCCAAAGATGGCGTGTTGTTTGCAGACTACGACTTTAACGAGTATGCACAAGATGACATTATTGACTTTATGCATGTCAACAAAGAACGCCTACGTGAGGTATCCTTGCGCATGGCGCTCAAGATTGCAGACTTGCGCAAGAGCTTCCCTAACAATTGGAAGCGCATGAGTGAGACCACTTGCATGAAGAGTGCCTAACATGGCAGGCAAAGCAAAATCCATTTACCTAACGGTAACTGTTAAAGGACAAGTTAATTCGGTGTTCCACAAGATGTTTTTTGATGCCAAAGCATACAACGAGTATGTCAAGTCAGAAGAGTTCAAAGCCAAGTGGCCTGCGGATCAATACAATTTTGTAAAAGAAACTTATTAATTGGGAGTGCCAAATGTACAAGATTTATGATGGTGAGTTGTTTTTGTTTGCTGTGGATACCCGGTATGAAGCAGACGAACAACTGGAACAAGGTTTTCGCGTGGTAGTTGGTTAGTTCATTTTGTTTCCTTTTTTCCCAGGAGTAGGTTGGCTCCGGCCTGGGTTTTACGACAGGTACCCTTAAAAAAGGTGCCTGTCTTTTTGACTTTTGCTTGCAATAAGTATATACTACTAACATGAAACAATGCACAATACAAATACGCGATGAGGTCAATGTCAAACTAGAGGGACTTGATTTGGATGTGCGTAAAAAACTAGTTAACACATTCAAGTATGAGAATCCGGCAGCTAGGTATTTGCCTGCAGTGAGACTAGGTAGATGGGATGGCAAGATTGCCTACTTCCAACTTGGTGGTAGTACCTACACTAATCTGTTGCCAGAGATCATTCCTATCTTGGAGCAGTACAACTACGATATTGAACTGGATGATCAACGTGAGTACTCAACTACCTTTGAGTTTGATGAGATGCGGGAAGATACATTTGCTAATACAATGTGGCCCAAAGGACATCCACAAGAAGGTCAACCCATTGTGTTGCGAGACTACCAAGTAGAGATCATCAACAACTACCTGCAAAATCCACAATGCATACAGGAAGTGGCCACAGGCGCAGGTAAAACTATTATGACAGCGGCCCTGAGTTGGAACGTACAACCTTATGGGCGTAGTATTGTTATTGTGCCCAACAAGAGTTTGGTAACACAAACAGAAAAGGACTATGTTAACTTGGGTCTGGATGTGGGTGTGTACTTTGGTGATCGCAAAGACTACGGCAAGACACATACCATCTGCACTTGGCAAAGTCTAAACAACTTGCTTAAAGATTCCAAAGATGGTACAGCAAAATTTACCATACAAGACTTCATGGAAGATGTAGTTTGTGTTATTGTGGATGAAGTACACATGGCCAAAGCAGACGCACTTAAAACTCTACTGACAGGCATCATGTCTAGAGTGCCAATTCGATGGGGATTGACAGGAACCATACCTAAAGAGAAGTTTGAAAGCCAGGCCTTGTTGGTTGGACTAGGCCCTGTTGTTAGCAAACTGTCAGCAAGTGAACTACAGGATCGTGGCGTGTTGGCACAGTGTCACGTTAACATTGTGCAGTTAGTTGACCATGTGGAATATTCAAACTATCAAAGTGAACTCAAATACTTGCTTGAGGAATCAGGTAGATTAGATACCATGGCGGACCTTGTGCGCAGAGTTAACGAAACAGGCAACACACTTGTGCTGGTAGACAGAACCGAATGTGGCAGACAACTGGTAGAACGACTAGGTGACGGTGCTGTGTTTGTATCCGGGGCAACCAAAGCAAAAGCCAGACAAGATGAATATGATGAAGTGGCTGAAGCAACAGGTAAGATCATTGTGGCAACGTATGGTGTGGCTGCTGTGGGTATTAACATTCCACGCATTTTTAATCTAGTACTGATTGAGCCGGGCAAGAGCTTTGTGCGTGTTATACAGTCAATTGGTCGCGGCATACGTAAAGCAGAAGATAAAGACCATGTTCAGATCTGGGACATAACATCAACTTGCAAGTTTGCCAAACGTCACTTGACCAAGCGTAAACAATTCTACAAAGAAGCCAACTATCCTTTCTCAGTAGAAAAACTAGAGTGGATGAAGATCAAATAAATTTGACTTCTACTACAAAATAATGTAATATACAACTATGCGAATATTAACACTAGACAATCAACACTACGACCTTGACCATTTACCTGAAGAGGTAGATGACATGAGGTTTGCCATACTAGACAACTCTAATCCAGCAGATCCTGACTATCACTTTATTCCTTTGATTTTCTTGGAAAGTTTTAACTCACCGGCCTTGGTGTTACGCATAGGTGATAACACAATCAAGATGCCCATGGACTGGCAAGTGCTAATTGGTGAACCCGAGATTGGTGACTTAGAAGTGTTACCATTGACCAGTATCAATGATCGTGGATTCAAGGTATTTCAATTTAATCCTCGATCCAGTTTCCGCCCCAGCTTCCCAGACATTGAGATCTTGGATGTGTATCATGAAGTATCTTGGTACGCACCCAAACTCAAGAACGGACAAATGTTAGCAGTGCCAATTACTGACGGTGACGAACCAGAGTGTGTGTACTTTGTCAAAGACATTAGTCGTAACTGTGAGATTGTAGATTATAACAAGGCCTGGTAATGACGACCTATACTGAACCTGAACTATTTGAAATAATTAATCGATTGAGTCGCATCTATCTGGAAAGCTATCCAGATGATCGAGAAGGCCTAGAACGTTTCCTACGCTGGGCACACAGTCAATATGGCTACAAGTATGGGCAGTCTTAAACCAGATGTTCCTTTAATATACGAACGTGTTGGCCCTGTAGTATACGCACGTGAGTTCGGTTCAACAGAACGATATGTAGTTGGATACGAAGTGAATCAAGAAAATAAAATACTTGGGATACCGCAAAGTCGTGTTGCCAGGATTCTAGCCATACAACAAATGACCGAAGCAGATCCGGGTATGCGGGAGTTATGGGAGCAACTTGAGATATTGTATAATTTAAAAAATACCAATGAGTAATATAAAACTAGCCATTTGTGGAGATAGTTATATGACTACTGATCAAACTGGTATTCATTGGACTGATCAATTGCCGCCCGACCTGCATAAAAAAATATTAGCAGTAGGTGCATGTTCAAATGTTTTGATTGCAAATCAAGTACGTTACGCAGTAGCACTTGGGTACGATCACGTGGCTGTGAGTTTTACTAGAAATTCTAGATTTGAATTTGATCGAGACTCCACACATTCGTTGACAGTTACTCCAGATCTAACTTTAAATGAGTACTATGCCAAACGGTGGAAACATTCAATAATGTCTGATGCATATCCTGGGGAAAAAACGTTTGTAGATCATTATTATGGGTTGGTAGCAACAGATTTTTTAGCACTACAGTCATATCATGTTGTGCTGTCTACTTTGAATTTTTTAAAAACAAACAACATAACATTTGCTTACACACTTGGCGGTACTGAATTGCCAGATCATGTGTTCAAAAATATGAGCATACCAAACGAGTTAGAGCAATACCTTGCAAACAAGATATCCACAAATCTTTGGGATTACCCAGACCCCACATTACACGGGTATCACGTGTATGATCGTAATTGGCAAGATAAGTTCAGGCAAGCAGTAGGAGAAACACTGGGTATTGACTTTTGTTAACATAGTGTTATAATAGTAATATGACTGATAAACTAAGCATTGCTAACGAGATGAAAATGTTTGACCACAAGGTCAGAAATTTCTATGATGATCTAACAGAAGACGAACGCAAGAAGTTTGCCCCGTTTCTCATGATACGGTGGGGATCGGCGGTAGAAGGTTCGAGAGATCTACAAGAGTTCTATATTATTTCTACCAACGAGAGATTGAACAAAAACTTCTTTAACATCAACTCAACCCGACATCGTAAACTGCAATGGCTCATGGCCACAACTGTGAGTCCGGGACTGGGCTCAATGAGACACAACTGGATAGCCCCCAAGAAAAAAGAAGCAGGTGTTGGTAGCATAAAAAAACAATTGGCAGAGCTGTTTCCGCACTACAAGTCAGACGAGATAGACGTCATGGCAGCAATAACAACCAAAAAAGAACTTGATCAATACATTAGAGCACATGGCCGAGACAACAAGTAAGTTTACATGTGAATTCTGCAAAAAAGAGTTTGCAAGAGAAAGCTCTATTGCAGTACACATGTGCGAGCCCAAACGCAGGCGAATGGAACAAAGCGAGCGTGGCGTACAACTGGGATTTCAGGCCTATATCAAGTTCTACGAAATGGCACAAGGGTCTGCAAAGCTAAAGACCTTTGAGGACTTTTGTGATTCACCTTACTACCGAGCCTTTGTAAAGTTTGGTCGCTATTGTGTGAACACACGAACTATCAACCCGGCACAGTTTATGACCTGGTTGCTTAAGAACAACAAGAAAATTGATCATTGGTGCAGTGATAAAATCTACACAGAATACTTGTTGTTTTATTTGAAGGTAGAAGCTGTGGCAGATGCCTTGGCCCGTGCAGTAGAGTACAGTATTGACTGGAGTGAGAAGACCACGCATCCAGCACACGACTGTTTAAGGTATGGCAATGCTAATGCGTTATGTCATGCTGTGACAACAGGACGCATCTCACCCTGGGTAATCTACAACTCAGCGTCAGGCCAAGAGTTCTTGAACACACTAGATACCTCACAGATCACAATGATATGGCCATACATTGATTCAGATGCTTGGCAAAAGAAATTCCATGACTACTCAGCAGACCAAGAATATGCCAAGGAAATACTAAAACAAGCAGGATGGTAACATGATTCAAATTGACTTTCAGGGCGGAGCACACGGCAACTATCTTGAATTTGTGTGTAATACCATGTGCGGCATCACAGGCAATGTCTTGCCGTTTAACTCCGTAGGCGCTGCACACTCAAAACAATATATTGATAAAAAAGTTTTTTATGCAGATCATTACTCGTATCAGGAAAAGGATCTTGGAGAAAAAGTTGTCAGCATTCAAATAACCAACAATGACTTGCTGCCGTTGTCGCAGATCAGTTTGTTGCGAGCTGGTGATTATGGGTATGATAACAACGACCTTGAAGTTGATACTTACAACAAACTCAACAACTCAGATTATCGTTGGGCGCTGGATAAACTCATTGATGGATTTTTCAAAGATCAAATACAACAAAGTTATAACAATATACGAGATCCTAGTTGGCCTGAGATCAAATCAATCGACGAATATAATGCATTGCCTGCAAACATCCAACACGAATGCAAGATTGTACACAAGTTAGAACTGCTTGAACTAACCGAAAATCGCCCCAATTGCCCAAGATCGGTGCTGAGAGAATTCTTTCAGATAGGGTTCGAACATCCGGACCAACAGGGATTTATGCATCGCCAAAGCACTATGATTGATTATGGCACACGATCAGTGTGTGTATTTCCTTTTGAGTGTTTCTACAACATTGATCAGTTTGTGCACCAACTCAAACGCATTGCATCTTGGGCAGGAATACAGTATAATCAGCATGATAGGATTGTGGAAATGCATGAAGAGTTTTTAAAACGGCAACCATATGCACATAGTAAAACTAGATGTGATGCTATGGTGCAAAACATAATACAAAATCAACCAGCTGATGATGCTAGAGATTTACTAGAAGAAGCGTATATAAACGCACAACTAAAAAAGTACGGACATGAGTGCAGATATTGACATTGACTTTGCTGACAGAGATCTTGTGCTGAAGTTGATTCAGCACACACCTGCACGGCAAGAGATTCAAGGTCAAGTGCGCCGACACAACTCGGGTGTGTATGTTACAGACATTCCACATGATCCCATAAATGGGTGTGCAGCCATAGACTACGAACAAGCAGAACAGCGTGGCTATTTCAAGATAGACTTCTTGAATATGAATGTGTACAAGTTGGTGCAAGGTCCCAAACATTATCAAGAGATGTTGGCAGCCACACCTCCTTGGGATAGACTTTGGCAAGATACCAACTGGTCCAAGCAGTTGGTTCACGTGGGAAATTACACAGACTTGTTGAAGAACATGCGCCCATCAACTATACCACAGATGGCAGCGTTTATCTCTATTATTAGACCAGGTAAAGCACACTTGCAGAATCAACCCTGGGCGGATGTGTTTGCTACAGTATGGGACGGCGACGACTCACAAGGATACACGTTTAAAAAGTCACATGCTGTAAGTTATGCAGCCTTGGTCGCATTACACATGAATTTAATTAACAATCATTGACCGATCCCAGTGTGTTCCAAATGCATCAACAGACTCGGGTGCATTGATAAATGGAAGCATGGCATTCCAATAGTCATGTGCTCTTTTTTGTGCTGTAGTTCCTAGCATCTTGCATAGATAATGGCTACCACCTGGTTTGAAAAGTTCTGCATAGTCAAGGTCAATCTCTC